TGGATCAGCTAACTGCTTTAATTGCCTGACACCACGCCCAAAAGGGAACAAGGTATACATAGTATAGCCTGTAAAGTCCTTATACTGCCCAGTTAATAGCTCTCCAAACGCTTCAGGGATCCTAGCTATAGGCGGTTTCAATACATTAAGAGGACCAAGCTTAGATCCAAAGAATGCCATATCCTTTTCACGTTTATCTCCAAATGTCCAGTCTGCCATTGCCTGCACCCAGTCCCAAGGTGGTGGCAGCGTTGTATCAAATATGCTGAACATAAAGGCTGCACCTAGTGCATACATAAACATATCTATAGTAAAGGTGTCTTTAAACCTTTCATAGGACTCTGTTCCCGGTTTAAAGCCCTGTAGCTTGGCTTGCCTGTAGAACTCCTTACGGATTCTAACACTATTGAAAGCAAACAGCTTGAATCTGCCCATTACTTTACCCATAGCTGTACGCATGAAAGGAGGTCTGAAAGCATTCTGATACAAGAATTGTGTCATCTCAATGCCTTTTTCTGCTTGTTGAAATACATAAGGATCAGCAAGCGACATGTTTCTGCCTGCAGCTCCAAAGCCTTCAACTGCCTGCATAGCATGTGCGGTAAAAGCATTTAAGCGGTTGACTCGTTCAGATTGTTTCATAAGAAAACCACCATATTTTAGCATAAGATCTTTAACGCCATATCTTTTAGCAACATCTCTTACGCTTTCATCCCTGTTGCCTTTCTTAGACTTCATAGCTTTCAAAAGATCCCGCTGGAAATCTTTGATGTTTACACCAGCATTCTTTAGTCTGCTGGTCATAGCACTATTATATTCAAACTCGTTTTGTATAAAGTTATCTATTACACCACGCTCTTCTAAGTATGTCATAAGATCTTTACGATTCCTTACTTCCTTACCACTTAAAAGTTTAAGTACAGAATTGCCATCCTTATCACTAAGCAATGTTCTATAGACACGATCATTGCTAAAACTATTCATATAGTTACGTACACCAGCACTCCCTATAGCCATAGTAGCACCACCAAATATATTAGTAGTCCATGTGCCAGTATTGGCAAGAAGTGTTAGTAGCTCATATTGAGCTTCACCTCTGCCCAGATCATGCAGTACCCTTGTAAAGTACTCCTTTCTGGCTTGCGGATCTTTAGGTATGGCTTTGTTATTAAAAAAAGGTATAGCTTCTTTTTTACCAAGCTTACTCTGATATAGTTTCTCCATCCCTTTAACCATTACATCATCAGACAGGTTGTAATACATATTCTTCTTGTTAAGGTGGAGCAACTCTCTGCCTTGTTCGGTCATCATCTTCTCAGAGAAATGAGACTGATAGCCTAAAGAATCTTCTGCATATAGCCGAACATAGTCAGCCCATACATCTACATAATTTTTATATCTTAGTTTATCTGAGATTTCTATATCAGATACACCTTTATATAGATCTTTAAATCTTTTTTCTTCAGACTTACTTGGTTGGTAATCCCTCATGTTCTTAAGCATTATATCTATTTCATTTTGTGCCTTAAACTTCATCAGGTTTCTAAAATAACCTGATATAAGAGCATTCTGATAATCATTGATCAGATCATAACTTCGTTTAAATGGTATTGGATCTTTACCACGTGGCTGTAGCGGTGCTGGTCTTACCCCAGTTCCTGCTACATCGCCTTCCATGCCAGTAGAATCTATGTTCAGCCTATCTGCAGGATCTACAAAAGGATTCTCCTGCTGAATCTGTCTAGCTATTTCTGTTTGTAGAGATGGATCCTTACGGGCTATCCATTCAGCCTGTTGAAGTTTTATACCTTCTGGTACATTCCTAAGACTATGGTGAACATACTCATCAAATTTTCTTTTGAATGTCCTCCTGAAAGGTTTTTCCTTTCTCTGGAGTTCACGTACTTCTCTTAAGCTTTGTTCCATATACATCTGACTATCATAGAGTCTTTTCTCAAGCAAGTATTCATATCTGTATCTGCGTACACCATCTATACCTACCATACCAATGATCTTATCAGATTGCTCGACAGCATCAATAACTTTCTTCTGGAATAACTCAAAGTCAAATCTGCCATTCTTATCATAGCGTATATATTCGTTTACTCTACCATATGTATGCTCATTATCTATAGTATCCCAATCAAAATCCTGCTTATTAATACCTTTAGTTGACACCCACTTGTTCCACATCTTCTCATTGAAGTTAGTCAATTCGCTATTTAACTTATCGAATGTTGCTCTATTGATCTCTTTAGGCAAATCGTCAATAGGCAGCCTCCCTTCACGTACTTCTATTAAGCTATCCATATATAGATCACGTTCATTAGGACTCTTAAGTGAACCAATGATTTTATCAAGCTCTGCTCTTTCGTCTGGCTTAAAGTTGGTATACTTATCTAAACCAGCCTGACTCTTTTTAAAATAGTGCCCTATAATGCCTATAGGAGACATGATCTGGCTTACTTCTCTAACAACTGGACCTTTACTGGTCATAACAGTCATCTTGATCTTATTACTGCTTCCTATGATATTCTTAGCTACCATCTTTTCATCGGTAGTCATAGGATGCTCATAGAATTGCATAAGTTTTAATTCCATATTGGAATTGTCTCTCATACTCTTCCAGTAATTGTTTACCATTCTGAAGTCACTCATATCCATTGTAGTAGCATCACGTGGTGATCCCATCCTTGATGTAAAATCCATGAACCAGTTATTAAAATCTTTACCAAGTATAGGATGGTCATCTATTAAAGATTGAAATTTCTCTATCTCTTTAACATCAACATCATAAATTGCCAAGCCCTTGATCTCTTTAGACTTGATTATTTCGTTCAGCTCATGATGAACCTTAGCATTATTATTCAATGGTGTCTTCTTCATATCAGACATTTTAATATCTACACTAGGTTTTTTTGTCCCGCTAACACGATTATATATAGTATCCATTCTCTGGTAGAAAGCCCTCTTGGCTCTCATTGGAACCATACGGGATGCATGTATAGGCTTAAAGTACTGTGGAGAATCTTTAGAAGTCTTTAATGGTCTAATAGGACTTAACAGCCAATAACTAAAATAATCCTGTAACAAGCCGTCTGTAAGCCCTGCAGAGCGTTCAAGTGCTGCGAGCTTAGACATGGTATCATATATCTTGCCGTCTAGATCTACATTCATAGCATTATCACGTGCTTTATCACCATGTATTTCTCTGGCAAACTCTTTTATCTCAAAAGCAGCCTCTTTTATTTTAGGATAAACATCTTCAACAACATTTACGGTTCTGCCTTGCTTGGCAAATTCATTTTGTATCTTAATGAATTGATCTGTTAGTAATTCCATTGTGGCATACTGCCCAAGCTCTTTACCTATGAACTCAAGAGCCTGCTCTGGATTGGAAACCATTAAGTCTCTCATTCTTTGTGATGTAGCAAAAGATAACTCACTTGCTATAATATTATAATGTTCACTTAAGTATTTAGCAACTATATTATTCCTTTGTTCAAGCTTTCCGCTTGCATTCCTATAAAATCCTTCTATACCTAAAATAGTATCATACATAAGATTTTGTACTTCTACTAAATTTTCAAACATAAAACTCTCTCTAGTGAAACCCAGATTTTCAAGTTTCTGGTTGAGCTTTGGATATATAGTATTGATTCCTGCTTTGTATCCCATCTTATTATTGGAAGCTTTGATTGAATCTAATACTTCAAATAGTTTCTTCTGCCTATCGTACTCATAGTTATATTGTCTAGGCTTTATATTATCTATAGCCTCTTTTATACCGCCTATTTCTGTATTTCTCATTAACCTAATGAAGTCACTATAATTATCTATAGACTTTCCCTTTTCAGTAACATCAAATAAAGATCTATATAATAAATCTCTGAACTGGTTGTAAGGTCTTACATTAGGATCCTTACTGGCATCTGCTGACTTATTCACAATCATAGTGCCCAGATCAAGGAAGAACCTATGTGCTTTCTCTTTGCCCATAGGAGCATTCTCCTTTAAACGTATATTAAGACTTCCTTTAACAGTCTTACCCTTTCTCGTTTTGTAAGAATATGGTATTTTTATATTACCGCCATTTGCGTTGATATAATCATACATGTTCTGCATAGCTATCTTAGCTGATAGCCCGTAACCCAGCCCCTGTTTACCAGTACTGGCGTTCTTAGCTACCTGAAACCTGTGGGATGGTGAGAACATCATAAACTTCTCATCCATGAAGTCTTTTCTAGTTACTTCACTCATGTCAGCTTGAAACAAGTCTTCAAGCATAGACTCATATTCCTTGTTCCAATGTTTACGCTCATTCCTGTTGACTTCATAAAAGTCAATCAACTCTTTATTCATACCCTGAAATATCTTGATACTGTCTGAATCTTTATCTGCTCCACCAAGATAGGTATTGTCTTTGTGGTGCGTAAATGATCCCGCACCTTTCTGATTTGTCCAACCCTTGAAACGTAGTTTACGTATTCCAGATATCGAATCAGCAGGAGTACGTATAGTAAGAAGGCTGAAAGCCTGATCAAACTCCTTCTTAGCCTTTTCGGAAAGTCCTGCGGAGTGTTCCCTAAGATATAAGTCCCAAACCTTGCCAAGGGTGTTTGACTCACCCCTAAATACCACAGGCATTTGTTTAAAACCATTGTCAAGATAAATTTCTCCTTCTTCCAGCAATCTGTTTTTCTTAGCAGGATCTATTTCAACATAGCTCATCATGTCTGGAGTAAAACCCTTCAGCCATGATTTACCTCCTGTATGTATATATGGATTGCTTATTCGCTTAGTAAAATATTTACGTAAAGCGTTAAAATAATTATTCTTATTAAAACTCATAGTATGCTTGGCTACATAAGTGCCACGCAATGCTTCTGTGAGATTACGGTTATCATCATGAAACTTCCTGAATGCTGAGTCAGTATCAGGTTCAAACGATTCATGGCTAGGCTGATCAAGCTCACCAGCCAGATCAAGCTTCATAATACGGTCTGATATAAATTTACCCATCTCACTATCGGGTCTATTAATCAGTATCTCACTCATAAAGTCATAAGGCATTTCATCAAGATCCATCTTCTCATCAACAAATTTCTTACGGAATGCCTCTACATCATCTGTATTTCTAAACTCATTAACAAGCTCTACAGCCCTCTTTGATCCTTTGAGTGACGGCTCAAGGATATCCCTGATATAGACATCCGCATACCCTTCTGCTTGGACTTCGTTTGACTGTCCATAAAACTGTAACGGTAAGGATGTACCTTTTGTGTCTTTTCCTGTGTTCTCATATGTTCCAGAACTAATCTGTAATTTTTCAATTGGAATCTCTATTGGTTGTAAATTATCTGATTCATATTTGCCCTCTTTATACTTAAGAGTGCTCTTTGGATTGTTGCCAGCAAGCTTGGCAGCACTACCATAGACAACAGCATGTATGTTATTGGCTTTCATCCAGTCGTTTAAGGCTGGGAAAGCCTCTTGCCCATTAGACTTAGTACCTAAGAAGCCTTGTTCTGTTCTAACGGCAATTACGGGCTTAAAATGCCCTGTGTTATTAGAGTTGCGTCCCATGGCTATTGTGCTTGCATCAATAAAGTCGCTTCTAAATTCCATAAGACCATCAGAATCACTGATTTCTACTTTGATATCTTCATACTCTTTAGTCTCAGGGTTATAAAGCTTTACTGTTTTTGGATCATCTATAATAACTATACGAAATGTTTCACCATTAGGCATTCCTTTAACACCTTTAAAATAAGGTTTACCTTTTTCTCTATACTTATCTTTTAATAATCCTTCTGGCTCAGTACCTTTTATATATATTTCCTTATGATCGCCCTTTCCATGTTTTAATATGTAATGATCTCCCTCTGGAACAATATTATCTGCAAACTGTGATACTTCTCCTCTTTGTTTCTGATAATCTTTAATATTTTTTAATTGAGCCTCTGCCTGAGATATATTATCAACTAACCAAATATCTACAAGATCGCCAGTTTTATCTCTACGAGTAGGATGTTCATACATATCAATTAAAACATCATATATTTTTTCTCCTTGAAAACTTTCCTTAACCATAGGTGTCATACGATTAGCCATAAGCTGTACTCTTTTATTAAGGTCAGCTACACTACTGCCAAAGTTCTGCTTAGGATCTATAATAGCCCATGCCTGCTCTACAGGTAGATTGTTCATTTGTGCGAGATTTACTACATTTGAT